CTAGGAGGTATAATATGCTTGAAGGATTAGCTTGTTTAGCACTTAATATATATCATGAAGCTAGAGATCAACCGATAGAAGGTCAGGTAGCTGTAGCTCAAGTAGTACTGGAGAGAGTAAAGAGTGAAAAATATCCTAACAGTATCTGTGAAGTAGTAATGCAAGGCCCAACATACTCATGGTCTATTAATTATCCTATTAAACATAGATGCCAATTCAGTTGGTACTGTGACGGATTGAGTGACAGACCTAAAGATATGATTGCCTATTTAAATTCAGTAGATGTTGCAGAAAAGACTTTACATGGACTGAAAGATGTGGTAAAAGGATCTATATACTACCATAGTGTAAAAGTAAAACCTTGGTGGGCAAAGTACAAGATAAGAGTGAGACAAATTGGTGATCACATATTTTATAAGTGAGGATAATTAAATGGATTTATTTAATCACGCATACATAATAGGAATATGTTTCGTTACAGTTTTAATAATGCTATTTGCAGGAGAATAATATGAAAGATTATGCAATAATCGTGGACTTAGAAGTTGATTTAGGAGGGGATCGTAAAGATCCTTCTCCATACAACAAAGAGAATACATTAGCTGCTATTGGTTATACTATTAGAAATTTAGATGGATCTTTGATGTACGAGGATGATGAGGAAACTGTTTATATAATTAGAACTGTTGATGCATCCTCAACTGACTGGGCTACCTTTAAAGATGTACTTAAAGACGCTACTTATGTAGTTGCCCACAATGCTAAGTTTGATGTAGCATGGTTGCGTGAGGTAGGCATAGACTGTCGATCAAAGATTATTGATACTATGATTAACGAGTATATACTTAACAAAGGTATAAGAGATAAGCTAAGTTTGAAAGCACTAGCGGAGAAGTATGATGTCACTCGTAAAGATGACTCACTTGCCGATGCATTCAAGCAAGGTTTGAACTACAGTGATATGTCCAAAGAAGATCAAACTACTTATCTTTATTACGACATTGTAGCTACTGCTGAAGTATTTGAAAGGCAAGAGGCACTGTTCAAGAAAAACTCTAATAAGTCTTTGATACCAATACGAGATCTTATGTGTGAGTTCTGTGATGTTCTTACTGATATAGAACGAGCAGGTATGGCTATCGATACTGCTGAGATGCATAAGGTTGACCATGATTACCAAGTAGAACAATCAGAGTTGACTGAGTATCTTAATAGTACAGTTAAGAAACTGGTAGGTGACACACCAATCAATCTTAGTTCACCAGAGCAGTTGTCTCAGGTCATTTATTCATACAAGTTAAAAGACAAAAAGACTTGGCGTGATGTCATGAACATTGGGGTAGATACCAGAGGTAAACCAAAGCGTAGACCTAAGATGATGGAGTCAGGTTTTGTTAGATGTATTGATGAATGTTTTGTTCCCACTTTCAAGACTCAAGCTAAACGCTGTTTGTTTTGTAATGGACAGGGAACAATACAGAAGTATAAGAAGGATGGTACACCATATAAGAATACAACTAAGTGTGTGCATTGTGAAGGTACTGGATTTATCTACATAGAGCTAGGAGAGATTGCAGGACTAAAAGTTAATCCTACACTTGCTTTGGCATCAGCAGGAGGATTCAAGACAGACAAGCATACACTTGTAGAACTAGAGAGAGGACAGAGTAATACAGAAGTCAAGAAGTTTCTGAACTCTCTAATAAGATTATCTGCTATTGATACATACAGAAGTTCTTTTATAGAAGGAATATTTAAGAACATGGTTAATAGTACAGATAATATACTTCATGCCAACTTTAATCAGTGTACTACTGCTACAGGTAGATTAAGTAGTAGTAACCCTAATTTACAGAATATGCCCAAAGGGAAGTTGTTTCCTGTTAGAAAAGCATTTGTGAGTAGGTTTAAGGATGGACAGTTGCTTGAAGTAGATTATTCTCAGCTAGAGTTTAGGATAGCAGGTATCCTAGCCAAGGATGAGACAATTAAAAAGGAAGTAGAGGAGGGGTTCGATGTCCATTCTTACACGGCAAAAGTACTCACTGAAAACGGTGAACCAACAGATAGAGGGGCTGCCAAGGCATCTACGTTCAGACCTCTTTACGGAGGAACGCAAGGTACGTTCGCCCAAAGAGTATACTTTCAAGAGTTCTTTGGAAAATACTCAGGGGTATTTAACTGGCATGAAAGACTACAAGATGAAGCTATACAAAATGAAACTATTACTACTGCTACAGGTAGGCAGTTTAAGTTCCCTAATGTATATCGTACTAAGCAAGGGAAAGCATCTGTTAAGACACAGATAGTCAATTACCCTGTTCAGTCGGTAGCTACTGCTGATATAGTTCCTCTTGGCGTAATTATGTTACACAAACAGTTAAGAGAACGTAATTTAAAAAGCCTAGTTATCAATACAGTACACGATTCTGTTGTAGTAGATTGTCATCCTGATGAGATTGAAGAAGTCAAACAGGTTGCTAGTATATGTTTAGTTAAAGCACAAGATGAAGCTGAGAAACGATTTGGTTTAGATAAATTTATTCCTTTGGAAGTTGAAATGTCTATTGGAAAAAACTGGATGGAACAGCAAGATTGTGCTTGACAATTAGTGAAGTATATGTTATACAATCAGTCTACTTTGAAAGGAGAATAGTATGTCATTAGTCGAATTAGACTTTACGGAATCAACAGATTTGTTTGTTGTTCCAGAAGATACAGGGCCAGTAATTCCAAGAGCATCTATAAACAGGGATGCATTCTTTGGGGATGATATGGCTAGTGTACCTGTTCCATCAATTAAGTTGGAGCATCCAGATCACAGTACAGTCTTTGGTAAAGATGTGTCGATACGAGTGTTTGCTACTACTATGCAGACTTCTGTATTCGATAGTGATGAGGAAGAGTATACTAATATGTCTCAGCACTTTGTCAGGTTTGGTGACAAGGCGTTGGATTGGCAGGGTGGTAACAAGTGTGGTTGGATACCTTCCAAGCAACGTGAAAAGTTAAAGGCAGAAGATCCAGTTGCCTATGCAAGAGCCAGTAAGGTTAAATTGTATAGACATTTGTTTGGTATGATGACCATGACTGATGCAGTCAAGGCAGGTTCTGATCCAGTTGAGTTTGATCCTATACCATTTCGTATGCGTCTTGGCCCATCTAACTTCTATGAGATTGGTAAGGTTGTAGGAGAACTTGCTAAACAGAATAGGCAACACTTCAACTATAATCTAGAACTTTCTTACGGTGTTGAGAAGAGAGGATCTAATCAGTGGTTTGTGTTAAAGTACAAGCCTTTGTTGGATGATAAAATTGACATCAGTCAAGATGACAAGGATACTCTAGCAGTATTTCAAGAAGTCATTAAGAAGGAGAATGATTCTGTTACAGAACGAATGAGAGAAAACATGGGTAGTTCTAATCTTGGTTCTGAATTTATAGACATAACTCCTGCTCAAGAAGATGACTGATCTTCAATCTAAACTAGACCTATTTCTTGCAGGAACTCCAGAGATACCTCGTAGTGTCATCTATGAAGCTAGTCAGATGTTCAACGAAAAGTTATCTAGGTTTAACTACAAGAAGCTAGGTAGTAGTAATGGTTTACCGTCTATGTCTCAGATTGGTAAACCTATGTGTCAGCTACAGGCATCTAAACTTGGTTGGAAAGAAGCACCAAAGCCAGATCACTTCAAGATCATGATGGCTTATGGTGATATGACTGAAGTTCTAGCTGTTGCTTTATTGTTATCAGCAGGTATAAAGATTACTGATATGAACAAAAAAGTTAAACTTCCAACTAAGTCAGGTGATATGTATGGTGAATTGGATTTAGTTATACAATTAGAGGATAAGAGTGTATGGGATATTAAGAGTGCAAGTTCATGGTCTTATGACAAGCGATTTGCTTCCTACGAACAATTAAAAAGACAGGATGATTTCGGTTATTGCTGTCAGTTGTTTGGTTATGCTAAAGCAGAAGGTGTAAAAGCAGGAGGTTGGATCGTAGTTAATAAAGGTACAGGTCAGATGAAAGTAATTGAGGCTGATCCTGAAGATCAAGATCACTACATTGATTTGATTGAACAAAAGGCACTACAGATCTCTAAAACTACTGAAGAGGCTCATTTTGAGAGGCTTTATGATGATACTTTGGAAACTTATTATAAGAAATCTACTGGTAATCGTAAACTACAAATGCCATGTACGTTTTGTGACTATAAGTTCTCATGTTGGAAGGGTTTAAGATATGTTAAGAACCCTGTATCTAAAGCAGGTAACTATGAGTACTACACACAAATGGCTAATAGATATGAAACCAGCGTCAGCTAAAAACAAAGGAAGGTTATTACAACAATGGGTAAGGGATATACTACTATCTAAACTAAAAGGTGTAGAAGATGATGATGTCAAGTCTACTCCAATGGGTGTGAATGGCCCTGATATTAGTTTATCTCCTCTTGCCAGAAAGAAATGGCCTTGGGCTGTTGAGTGTAAATCTAGAGCAAAGTTTGCTGTATATGATATTATGTCTCAAGCTGAAAGTCATGTTACAAAGAATACTAAACCGTTAGTGATCATCAAAGCTAATCGCAAAGAACCACTAGCACTTGTTTACGCTAAAGACTTTTTGGAGATGTCATGTCAGATAAGCAAAAAATAAATCATATAGCTAATATACCTGATTGTAGTCTTATGATATTAGTTACTCATGATGGTGTAGAAATACAAATAACTTGTGGTGACTTCGCATCACCATCAGTTAAAAACAGTACAGAACATGAAATGATAAAGGACATTGGTTCTGCTGTAATGGAAATGGTTCAAGACATAATAGGTCATGCAGTAGAAGAAGCTGTAGAACCTAGTGAAATAGAAGTAAAGGGAAATGTTATTTATTTAAATACTAAACTACCACCAACAAAGCATTAGGAGATAATATGAAAGATATGGTTAATCACCCTCCACACTACAATCAACATGGAGTAGAGTGTATTGATGCAATTAAAGCAACTACAGGAGATAACTTTAAGGATTACTTAAAAGGAAATATAATGAAATACCTTTGGCGTTTTAATTACAAAGGTAAGCCTGAAGAAGATTTACAAAAAGCTAAGTGGTATCTAGATAGATTAATATCAGAAGTTGCTTTAAATCGTTATAAAAATACTCCAGATGTGCAAGATCTTTTAGATCAAGCTAGGGGAAGAAAACCAACAAGAAAGGAAGGTTAATATGGTGTCACTTACAGAAAATTTAAATGGTTATATACATAATGAGAGTGTGGCAGATAAACTTACTACAGGAGGAATGATACCTTTGGAATTACAAGCAGACTATCTAGGTTCTTTAGAAAATTTTCAAGATGAAGTAACAAATCGCTTGACAAATGCAGCAATATATGATAAAGTCCACCTCCAAAATAGAGGTAATTCTTTAACAGAAGTAAGTAAGGAAAACTTTGATAGACTTGACTTGTGTCAAGGATTAATTGAAGAAGAGTTTCAAGAACTTGTTGATGAAATTGATGCTGATAAAGTTAATCCAGAAAAACTTATGAAAGAAATGTGTGATCTATTATATGTTGTATTTGGTTTTGCTTCACGGTATAAGGAGTTAAAGTTTTTACCAGAAGCATTTTTAAGAGTACATCATAATAATATGACCAAAGTAAAAGAAGGTCATTTTAGAGAAGATGGTAAGTTGGTTAAACCTGCTGACCATAAACAACCCGACTTGTCGGATTTGATTGAGAAAGGAGTAAACTATGGAAGCTAGTCTAATTAAAGACCTTGAAGAGGATATCAAGGCAAAACAACAAGAGTTAAACCAATTAAAGTATAAAGATGTATACGATGCTCAAGATGCATATGAAGCTGCTCAAGTAGTTTATAAAGATGCAGAAAAGAGTATGGTTGAGGCAGCTAAGAAACTATCTCAAGCAAGAATAGATAGTGGTTTTAGTAGGGCTACTGTATTGCATCGTTCTTTTAGGTTGTAATGTTTAACTTAACTTTAACTGCAAAGGTAAAGGTAGAAGAAGATAGTCATTATGTCCCTGTAGATGGGGTTGACGGTCTTCTTCAGACCTTACCTAAAGATGTTAAAACAGTTCTTGAAGATTACTTTGAGGGTTTTGAAATTATTATTGAAGAGGTAGAAATAACAAATGAGTAGTTTTAAATCTAACATGAACCCAATGTTTCGTTCTAAATTTTCAGAAGACATCTTTAATTTAAAGTATTCTCATACAGGTTGTGACACTTGGGAACAGTTGTCTAGAGTACTCGTAGAAGATGTATGTGGTAATTTACGTTCAGGTGAAGAAGCTCTGATGCGTAAAGAAGAACGCAAACAACTACAAGAGTATATAACAGATCTCAAGTTCGTTCCTGGTGGTAGATACTTATATTATGCAGGAAGAGACAAAAGATTTTATAATAACTGCTTTCTATTGTCAGCAGAAGAAGATACAAGAGAAGATTGGGCTAACCTTAGTTGGAAAGCTGAGTCATGTTTGATGACTGGTGGTGGGATAGGCATTGACTATTCTACTTACAGAGAATCAGGACGTTCTCTTGGAGGTTCTGGTGGATTAGCATCTGGTCCTATTCCTAAGATGCAGATGATTAATTCTATTGGAGCCAACGTGATGCAGGGTGGATCTCGTAGATCTGCCATGTACGCTTCCTTAAACTGGAAGCATAATGATATCCCTAGCTTTTTAACAGCAAAGGATTGGGATACAATGCCAGTAGGTACTACAGGTTTTACATTTAAACAAATCAAAGAGCAAGACTTTAACTTTCGCGCTCCTCTTGATATGACTAATATAAGTGTAAACTATGATACAGATTGGCTTGTAAATTACTGGAACACTGGTGATGTTGGTGAAGTGTTCTTGAGTAATGTCAAACAGGCACTTCGTTCTGCTGAACCAGGATTTAGCTTTAACTTTATGGAGAATGAAAATGAAACTTTACGAAACGCCTGTACTGAAGTATGTAGCTCTGATGACAGTGATGTGTGCAATTTGGGCAGTATCAATCTTGGGCGTATTGACTCGTTATGGGAATTGGCCCATGTAGTAGAACTAGCTACTAAATTTTTAATTTGTGGTACTCTGAGGGCTGAGTTACCTTACCAGAAAGTTTATCAAGTAAGAGAGAAAAACAGAAGGTTAGGGCTTGGCCTGATGGGTATGCATGAGTGGTTAATTAAACAGGGAGAGAAATATGAAGTTACCACAAATCTTCACAGATGGTTATCTGTGTATAAAGGAATCAGTGACAAAGTTTCTAGAGAATTTGCAGACGAATTATCCGTATCTAGGCCAGTGGCAAACCGTGCTATTGCTCCAACTGGGTCTATTAGTATTCTTAGTGGTACTTCTTCTGGCATAGAACCTATATTTGCTGTAGCATATAAACGTAGATATCTAACTGGTGGTACTCGTTGGAAATATCAATACGTTGTAGACTCAGCAGCACAAGAGTTAATAGATCTTTATGGTATAGATCCAGAGAGTATTGAATCTGCACTAGACCTAGCAGAAGATTATGAGAGAAGGATTAAATTTCAAGCTGATGTACAAGACTATGTTGATATGTCCATTAGTTCTACAATTAATCTACCTGCTTGGGGATCTAAGAATAACAATGAAGATACAGTAAAAAACTTTTCTGATACTCTAGCTTCCTATGCTCATAGGTTACGAGGATTTACAGCATACCCTGATGGGTGCAGAGGTGGGCAACCACTATCGGTAGTACCTTATTCAGAAGCTGTTGATAAACTAGGAACAGAGTTTGATGAACACGTTGAGACACATGACATTTGCGAAATCACTAACTCAGGAGGTGTTTGTGGCGTTTAAAAGAAAAAGATTTTTTAGTGGAGATTTTTATCCTCTAAAGAAAATATACAAAGAGGGTATAGTGGGGTTCCAAGAGAACTTCATTAACCCTTATGTTTACGGAACTTCTCGATATAAAGAGTGGGAACGTGGATACAACAAAGGGTACTTCATTAATCTCAAAAGGATTAATAGAAATGCAGTTTAATCTATTTGGAGAAGACTGTAGTGAGAATGCAGACCTTGGAGCAGGGGAAGGTAAGGTCTGTACTAAGTGTGACACTTACCTACCTTTAAGTAAATTTGGTATACATTCTGGTGCAAACTTTCTTAGAGCAGAATGTAAATCATGTAGTACTCAACTTAATAAAATTAGAAAGGCATTAAAGAAAATACATGGTATGCCTCCAGAAGGATACATATGTCCTATATGCAATGGTGATGCTGAACACGTTAAAGGTAGAGGTAATACTAAAAACGGATCTTGGGTACTAGATCATTGTCATGATACGGATACATTTAGAGGTTGGTTGTGTCATAAATGTAACAGAGCCTTGGGTGGATTTGATGATGACATAGATTTTTTAAAAAGATCTATAAAATATATAGAAGATCATATAAAACGAACATTTTTAGTGTGATAGGAGATACTATGAACGTAAGAACACAGTTAGGACTATTTGGATTATTATTTGTAGCAATAGCATTAGTATTTACTGGTGTTAATGCAGAAACAAAAAAACCCCAAGAATTGGGGTGTAGAAGTATAGAAGATTTTAAGAGAGTTATTGTAGATGGACATAAAGAAAAGTTAATATTTCGTGGAATATCAGCCAGAGGTCATGTAACTTTTATACATTTGAATACTGATACCCAAACATGGACCGCAGCAATAGTTAAATCAAGTGATACACAATCCATGTGTTTAGTAGATGCAGGGTTTACTGGTGAAATTATAGATAATAAGGACTCAATTAAAGCATTTAAATGGTAAAAATAGGCTAAATCCCATATAAAGCATTTTAAGCTATGCTACAGTCGATGTAGGTATAATCTGGACACTACCTACCTAAGACTATCTCTAAGACCCTCTCTGCTTCATCCTAGAGGGTCATTTTTTTCTAACGCCTATAATTTTTAGTCTTTTTAGCAATTCTTTTAGGTTGTTTAGAAAATTGCTTACCTTTCTTGGTATCTTTTCTCTTTTTCCTAGTAGTAGCAGCATACTCAGCAGAACTCATAGATTTTATAGCTGATGAAGGTAGATATCTTTCTCCTGTAGCCTTTGGTCCTTGAGTAGATGGTTTACCTGATTTGGTTCTCCACTTCTGTCTAGTCCAGTTTTTAAGACTTCTTTGAGATTTCTTTAGGGCCATTATCCTCTATACCCTCCTCCTGCTTTTTTATAAGCAGATGCTAACATTTGAGCTTTTCTTGCTGACCATTGTCCACTAGCACCACCCTTACTACCTGCCTTAATACGACTAAATATTCTCTTTCTTAGTGCAGGTTTTGTATAGTTACCTGCTTCATTTACTTTACTTTTAGATTTTTTCTTTGTTGCCAAGTTATCCTCCTATAAACATTAATCGTTCATGATTTCTTCGCTTTATTAATCCTTTTAACTTTCTTCCCCCTGCAAATACCCAACGTGGAAATTCATCCGCTGCACCAATATAATCTCCTCTATTTATTTTACGTCTTAGAGTACTGCTTTGTAGAGAACCACTACCTAAGTTAAATACGAATGAGCATAGCGAATCAAACTGTCCATCCTCCAACGGTACTTTTATTAGTCGTAATACTGCTACTTGTGACTTCCTTACATCTCTCCTTAGTAATTGGTCAGCTTGATCTTTATTTATATCAGGATGATCTTCTGTTACTCTTTTACCATCTAAACCCCAGATAGCCCCATATCCGATTGTCCAATGTTGGGCAGGACACAGATAAGGGGATGAACTATACCCCTCGTACAACTTAATCAGGTCAAGACCCTCATCAGTCATATTTCTCATTTTTTAGTTTTCTTTATTCTAGCCTGTACAGTTTTAGATAAATCTTTAAAATGAACTACTGGTTTACTAGTCTTAGTATGTGTTTTACCACTATGAGTAGACCCATTAGGCATCTTGTGTGTACCACCCTTATACTCTTTACCATTTTTAAAGTAATGTTTTACACCTTTCATTATCTATTCCTCCTCTTTATGACAACCACATCTGCAAACCTTTGGATCACAATTACATTCTATACAACTGTCACAATTACATTGCTTATTAGTGTTATTATCTTCTTCTTTATTTACCATGATACTATTAGCTCCCCCATAAAATACTTTTCCACTGATCATTGTCTGTTTCTCCAGAACTCTTTATCTTTTAAATACTTTTCTTTATCTACTGGTTTTACTTTAATCCAATTATCTTCAATTAATACTTTTTCACCTTCATCCTTTATTAATGATCCTGTAGAATCAAACATAGGCTTATTCACTAAATACCTCCTTTGCATATAATATCTTCTGTAATAACCCATATTACCATTTTACTTTGTTAGCCCAATACGCTGCTGACATTTTACCCTTGGCAATGTTCTTACCATGTCTAGCTTTAAATGATTTTCTTCTAGCTGTTTGTCTTGACGATTCTCCTTTCTTTGGCTTACCAGCAGTTTTAACTCCTTGCTGACCAAACCGTATTAGCTTTACCTTAGTACCTTCTTTAGCTAGTACGGCATGAGATTTTTTAGGATGACTTGGTGTTCTCTTAGGTTTATTGTATCCAGAAAATGTTTCCTTACCTTTTTTGATTGCCATTATGAACTACTCCTAGATCTCTGCAAGGCTCTACTTCCAAACCAGAATGAGATAATAGCAGCAAATATTCCCTGAGTTTCTTCATCCCACAGTGTTTGTATAGCCATTTCCCATACAACTCCATCTGTATATATTAAACCATACATAGCTGTACCTTTTATTACTGCAAATAAAGTAAAGAATAGATATGTTATAACTGGTCTAACTGATGCTCTTAGAGCAGACATAAATCCTGTAGTCTTTAATGACTGATCGTGTTTGTATATTGCCTTAGTCTCACTGATATCAGCTTCTATATTTAGTGCTTCAATCTTCTGAACGTGTTGTAGCTTAGATGCTTCTAACTGTCGATCCATCATAGCTAACTCATGCTTACGATCTTGCCAATCATTAACCATGTCGAACACTTTAGGTAAAGCTGATCCAGCAAATCCAATTAATGATCCTAATATAGTAATCATTCTTTAGGCTCCTCTATTATCTTTTCTATCTTGAGAAACTTAATTCTCTCATTAGGTACAAATCTCCATACATGACCTCGACCATTAGTTATAGCAAATACACTCTCATATATACCTACTTTAACTAGTACGGCTCGATCCCCATCTACGATACATTTGTCACCTTCATTAAAACTACCATCAAATTTAAATCTAATACCAGTAATAAAGTTTGTTATTAGATCCTTAATAAAGAAACCAAGCCCTAAACTAAGAAATATTGCTATTAGTGGTACTAGAGCATTGGTAAGGTCTAGTGATATACTGTCCAGTGATTGCATTATAGTTAGTCTCCATATAGATCAGGTATTTTTTTAAGACCTTTTACTACTTCATTTAATAATTTTGCTTCATCTGCTGTTACATCTAATACGGTTTCAACTTCTGGTCTAATTGTTCCTATAGCTCTTTCTTGTTTTATAGCTCTAAGAACTTGTTTGTCAGGTTTTGATGCTATAGTTCTTATGACACCTAAAGGATGTAACTCTTTAAATTTCTTAGTTAAGTCTCTTTTCATTTCTGTAATTGCACTTTTAAGTTCTATGGCTTTATTTTCTTCATTCATTTTATTATAATTTTTATTTCTTGTTATAAATCTTTCAAGATTTCTAGTTAATAAACTAGAACCTACTAATTGTAAAGCCTGATCAAACTCAGGTAAACCTGTAGGTCTAAATAATTGGTAGTCTATTATACCTAATTTAGATATTTCTTCTTGTACTAAACCCATTTTTTGTTGTAAAACAATACCAGTAACTTGTTTATACAAAGGTGCAAAAGATGCTAGTGGTGTTTTTCTATATAACACATATCTTGTTGCAGGAACTTTAGGGCCATCTGGATCTTTAAGTCTATAATTTTCTAATGCTTTATATTCGATAGATATAGTACCATCTTTATTTTTTCTTAAACCATGATCTCTATAAGTAAGAAGTGATTTACCAAAAGGAATATCTTTTAAAATTTGATCTACAAAATTAGAATAAAATCCCTCACTGTTTTTAGCAGTTCTTAAAATTCTTACATTATCTTCAACACTGTTTTCAAAAGGATTAAATAAAAGTTCTTCTTGAACGTCTTTTAGTAATTTTAAAGGTGTAATTAACGCTGCAACAATAGTTCCACTTGCTCTACCTAATGCTTGTTTAAATTTTTCAGTAGACATAGGATCTTCATCAAAGAAAAAGTCAAAAGAATGGGCTTCAAGTTGTCTATAAATACCAGATCTTCCTGTTGTACCTAACAGTGCTTTAAGAAAATCTTCTTTTGTTTTATCTTTTATAGTTGTTCTTTCATCATCAACCATTTGTTTTATAAGCTCTGCTAGATATGCATAGGGAGCAAATGGAAACCAAGTAGATATATCTGCTTGATTATTTCCATCTCCTTTTAAAAAGTTCCATTCTGTACCTGCCATATCAGAGTTTCTTACAGCATATGCCGTACCTAGTAATGCTGATCCTGCAAGTCCCTTAGACAATCTTTTTATAGCTGCATCTTTTTGAAAACCTGTAGCATCGTTTCTCCACATATTTGAAAATTTATTCTGACTAAATGGTAATGCTGTAAGAGGACTATGTTCATACATATACTTATACATATTAATTAAAAACTTTGGAAATGGTATAAAGGCAGAACCAAGAACAGGTACATTGGATACCTTATATATAAGATCGGAAAATGACCTACCTACGGAGTTTTCTGCTATATTTCTAGATTGATAGTTATACTCTAATGCCCACTCCATACCATCATTTATAAAACGACTATCTATATCACCTATTCTACCTTCTTTCATAAAATCAAGTACATCTAAACCTTCTCTAGCCATAGAGTGTTTTAACCCTACCATAAAAGCAGTAGATTTCATGTATCTATCTTGTATGCTATTTAACATATTTGATTTCATTAGAACAAATTCTAAAGGATCAAATGGAATACCAATACCTTTTCCTAATGCTTTGCTAATAAGACCTCTTTTATTTCCTTCCATTTTAGAAGCTATGTTAGCTATCTGTGTCGCTTCATAAACTGCTTCAGGACCATCTAGTAGTTTCTTTACTTCTGGTTTTACTGTCGCTATAAATTCTGTCATAAGCCTATGTTCTTGAGGATTAAATAAAGCATTTACATGATCAAATCCATCCAGTAAATTAACAGGTCTATGTTTAGGTCCACCACCAAAAGCAGGTAATACAGAAGTTATAATATTATCAAAAGTTCTTGCTGTAGCATCTACAGGTGTTCTAATTAATCCACCCATGACGTTACGAACAGTAGTTGCAGGTTGGGCAATCATACCCAATCGAACCATTCTATTCCATTGACCACCCCTCTCTGTAAGAAGACTGTATGGGCCTCCCCAGTGATCTGTTCTTGCTCTTTCTGCTAACATAGAAGAATAGTATGCTTCTGTTTCATCACTTAACTTAGAAGTACCTAAAACTTCTTGAGCATATGCTAAAGGATTTTTTGCTGCTCCTATTAGATCAGCTTCGCTTTTTAATTCCCCTGTGATATGTTTAAATTGTTTTTGCATACCTTGGTTAAAAGATTGTAAAAATAACTTTCTTGCTTCTTTTTTTACTTTACTTGCGTTTGATAATATCTTTGCAGATTCTCTAGTAGTTCCTAAATAGCTACCTTGCATAAAAGATATAAACTCTATTTTACTAACTCCATTTGCTTTTAATATTTTAGTAAAATCCTTACTATTAAAACCATTAGCACTGTTTTCTAGTGCGTCAGATACTTGTTGAGATATACGTTTATTAGGATTATACATCATACTAGATTGTTGTAGTATATCTGTAAAAGCAGTGTTTATTCTTTGCATGGCATTACTAGATAGTTTAAAATCAAAGTCTATTGTACCACCCTTTTTTACAACAGGTATTTCTACACCCTTAAAATATTTTTTTAGTTGCTTTTGTAATTCTTCAAAACCTCTTTCTGCAACATCTTTGTTAAAAATTTCAGAATCTCTTATAATTTCTCTTTGTATTTTCTTTTGTATTTTAGCATCAAAAGGGTCCATGACATTTACTTCAGATGTTTTAACAATTTTCTGTATAGGATCACCTGTCTTTTCATCAAACCCCATATTTAATGTATAAGTATCATCTTTATTTTTACTAACTATATATCCTATATTCTTTTGACTTTTACTTTTACCTATAGTAACAAAACTTCCTTCAACAATTTTGTTATCTAAGAATGCTCTACCAGCTTCAGTAGACTCTAAGTAAACTTGTTTTCCTTGGGCAACTATGTCTACATAATCAGTGCTATTAAATAATTTTTTAGCACCTAAACCTACAGCACCTGAGATAGCTCCAGGAACTAATGCAGAAGCAATAGCTAAACCTGTTCCATACGGATTGTATCCTTCACTATACTTTATCTGATTTTCCATACCTTGAAGTGCTAAATCACCAACAACTGCACCAGCAGCATCTGTTGCTGTACCTGCTGCTGTAGAAGCTAAAATCTCTTTAGCAGTTGTGTTAGTTCCTACTTTTAAACTTGCTTTTAATCCTGCTCTTATACCACCATTTAGTGCTACTCTTGTTGCTATACCTGCTGCACCTCCAGTAAATACACTTAACCACGTAGAGGGTGCAGTAAGACCTGCAACTAAATAGTCAACAAATGCTGTAGTATTACTTGCAGTATCATCTTGCCAAAACTTTGGTAATGCTTTATACACAGAATATACATCATTTAAATCTTGTTTTTGTTGATCAGTAATATCAACAGATGCAGTAGTACTCCACAGTTTATAACCATCTAATTCATTTATATCTACTTCTCTAAATTTTTCATAAAAAGAATCTAATAGTTCTTCATCAGTATTAAAATCAGTTTCCCCAAAAGTATCAACCATTACGTTTGCTGCTTTTGACAAAAATTCAGGATTTTTTAAAAGACCTGCGTATGAGTTTTCATCTATTTTCATTTTATATCCACAAATAAGTATGGTTGCCAATTACCATCTTCCCATTCAACTTTTATTCTACCATCATTTGTAGGAAATTCTCTTTTTCCTTTACGAATAATTTCTTTAAGTTGGGTTTCATCTTTTACTGAATACATATTTTTAAACTGTTCTAAAGATATCTTTCTTCCTCCTTTTATTTGTCCTGAAGGAGTAACTGAGTTCATAGTTATAGTAGAATTACCTCCCTCACCACCTTGAGAAGTTTTAGGTTTTACAGACGTTGTTCCAGTAGTACCTGTAAAGATATTATTTTTTAATCTACCTTGGACAATATCTCTTGCTTTTTCATATGCAGACTGAGCATTTCTAGTATACCCTGTTGTTTTATATAAATCAGAAACAACTTCAGAAACTTCTCTAGCATATATTTTGTAATCATTAAAAATTTGTCTTGCTTGTACTAGTACCTGTTCTTTTTTAATGTCGTTTGCGGCTGCTAACTTTTGTAGATCTTTAGAACTAATAGTTTTTGTACCATCTTTTACAAAAGCCTCTACTCCAGGTAATTTTGGCATACCAATTTGTTTTAATTCTAATCTTAAATTTTTCTCTAACTCGCTTCTAACAGGTAATCTAGATGCATCTATTCTTTCTTCTATAGCAAGTTTATTATTCTCTGCCTGTAATAATCTTACATCAGCAGGATCTAAATCAGGCATCTCTGCTGGATCACCATCACTAGCTCTCTGGTTTCTGTAGTTCATTAATTCATTATATACTCTTTCACCCTGTTCTTTATTTTCAAAAGTATCTATGTATTTCTGTCGTACTGTTTCTGAGACACTTCTATTAGGAGCGCGACCTAGTAATGTACCTAATACCGTAGATGCAACTCTAGATCCCATAGTTTCAGGTGTTTCACCTTCAGTTCTTATAGTCTGTTCAGTGCTTTTTGCAAATGCCTGAGACATCTGTTGAGGACCAGTTAACGTTCCTGTTGTACTTGGCATTTCTTCAGCCATACTTTTTCCTGCATCAGTAGTACGAGATAAACCTTTTAAAATTTGATTTGTTTTTTCTGGATCTTTATCTGCAAGTTGATGAGCATAAATAGTAGCTTCCATAGAAGGTCTATATCCAAGACTAGTTTCAGCAGATATTTGTAGAGGACGAATTATCTTCTTTCTATTTCTAATTATCTCATCAGAATCTTTTTTTCTAGCACTAGCTTCTTCTAATATCTTTAGACCACGTTTAACATCATTGTCAAACTCTTCTATATTTTCTTCTCTACGTTCTTCTCTTCTTGTCAATGCAGAAATAACTGCTCTTTTAAAAAATGACATTCTACGCTCCCATCAAACCTTTACGCTCAGTTTCTTCCTGAACCTCTTCTTCCTCTTCTTCTACCTCTTCAGGTTCTTCTGAGCTATCTTCTTCTCCTGTTATTTTTTTAATTTTAGCTTCAACAAACTTTGTATTTATTTGTCTAGGAAGTTCTAAGACGTACTCTACTTCTTCTTTATTTGCTATAGCTTCTAGTACTCTAGCTACTTCTGGTGTCATTAGTAGAGCTACATCATAAGTTATTACACCTTCTGCTACCATGTTATTAACTATACTATTAGTAATACCTTCTATAGGTAATCCTTCTTCCATACAAAATACAACTTTATCATAGTTATCTCCTCTACCTAAAATTTCTATAAAGGTTTCAAAAGCCTCTACTGGAGAAACTATTTTAGGAGGTTTTTGCCATTTAGCTGTACCAACTTCCTCAGTAAAGGAAGAACCAGCAATAGGACCATCACCTAAAAATTCATTTAACATATTATATACCTCCTATTTATACCTTAAAAGTTCCAAACTCACCTACTTGCGTACCTTTTTCTGGATCTAATCTATCTGCTACTAACTTTGCCTTTGCTACCATCTGATAATAGTCATACATTTCTGCACTTTGTTTAGTTTTTACTACTCTACCTGAGTCAGGTTTTCCTGGAGTAGGACTTCTAGACTCTTTAAAACCAGATCTTGATAAATCTGAAGCAGCAATATCTAATGGACTTGCTTTTTTAGGTTTCTTTTTACCTAGTTTTCCAAGAATATTAAGTCCGAAAGATACTGCTTGACCTGTAGTAAACATAATGTACTCCTTATTAACTTGGTATTATAGGATCAAAGTCAGGAGCATCAAAAGATCCACTATCAAAAGCTCCACCAGTATCTCCTATAAAATCTCCAGAATCAATAGCTATGTCGCTTAAACCCATAGAAGGGGTATCTGGGCTACCAAAGAAACCTTTTGCAATATCTCCAAAATCTCCTGCAAGATCAGACACAACATCAAAAGCTAAGTTACTTACTTTATCTGCAAACATACCATCAACCTTTTTACCATAAATAAAAGATGCATATGCTATTTTCTTTTTATATTGATCATTGTCACGAGAAGTAGTTCTAGCCCAGAACTCATTATCTCTAAACTGTTGCCAACGATTGTTTAGTGCAGTCTGGCTCATGTTAAACCTATTCATGACATTCATCTGATTAGCAGCATTCTGTAGTGCAGTATTCTGAGTATTAATCTGTCTACGCCATACAGCATTAGATTGATCTATAAGTATACTATTCTTAGTATTAAACTGCTCTCTCTGGTTCTCTAGATTAGCATTGAACTGGTTCATAGTATTTGTCTGTCCAGCATTAAACTGAGCTATAGCATTTTGCTGTTGTGCATTAAACTTACTTGTCTCATTAAACAGTCCTGCAAAGAACTGGTCATTCTGTTGCTCACTAGATGCATTAAACTGTTTGGATGAGTTAATAGCTGACTGATCATTAAACAGAGCCTGTACTCTTTGCTGAGAATTAAATACTCTAGTCTGTTGTTCGTTGTTTAAGTTCTGTATATCTAGTTGTAATGTTTGTTGTGAGTTTAATACTTCTGCTTGTTGTCTGTTATTTAAGTTAGCTTGTTGAAATGCAGCAAATGTCTGAGCATCAGCAGCAGCTATAGGTGTAGCAGCTTCCATAGCAGCATTAAGTATAGCTTCTCCTGCCATTGTAGATGCACCCATACCTCGTGCTGCTAGTCTTTGTTCAGCTAAACGTATAGATGGTGCAGCCCATGACGGTATTTCACCACCATCAAACTGAGCAGTAAGAGATGCTAACTGACCCTGTACTGTTGATTGAGTGTCAACTTGTTCTTGTTGGGCTGTTACGAAATCTCTTAGATCAGTTTGTTGTGCTGCCTGTATATTCTGTTGCTGAACTTTATTGAACATTTCTTGAGCAGTAAAGTTAGCAGGTCCAGTTTTAGTAGGAGTAGTTGCTTGTTGTACATTCTGCACTGTTTGCGTAGGTGCGAATGTGGATCTAGGGTCCAGTTGATAATTCTGTTTATTAAGCAACTCCTCTGATTGTACTTGTTGAAATGTAGGTTTAAATATTGTACCACCTGTTGTAGGTGCTTCTCTTCCTTCAAATTTACCAAATTTATCATAATGTTCTTGAGCAGATGCAAAGTCTCCTCTTTGTACAGCTTGTGCAACATCTTGGTTTGCATCCATATAACCTTGTGCGTCTAGTGTTCCCTGTATTAATGTAGGATTAACTGCCATTTGTGCCTGTTGGCCTTGAGCAGTTTGTTGACCATAAGCATCTACGTTACCTAGATTAGTACCTTGAGCAGTTCTAAATGCAGTAGCTCTACTAGGATCATCAAATGCACCTTTAAATCCTATATCTCTATCTGTTTGTCTCTGTTTTAAATTATCTAAAGCAGACTGTAACTGATCAGTATTACCTTGAGCATTTAGATCTCTTAGTTGTTGTGCAGTAAAGTTAAAATCACCACCCATCAAATCTTCACGAATATTACCTTGGTCATCTACATAATTAGCTAACTGGGTATTAAACTGCTCATCTCTTATTTGTTCTGGGGTTTTAGGTGGTGGTGGAGCATTGGGATCAGGTGGTATATCAGTAAATACATTTAATCCAGTATTAGGATCTTGTGTTATTTGCTTACCTTCTGGTGTAGGTCCAGTAGCATAGTTTTGAGGTACATTTAAACCTAACTCTTCTAATCTATTCGTAGGAACAGTTACAAACTCACCGTTGCTACCCATAGAAGGATCAAATACTTCATACCTACCTTGATTAATTCTAGTGTCACCTGCTTGTGGCATTATACTCTCCTATTAAACTGGACTTCTTGTAGGTCCAAACCCGACTTGATCTCTAGGATCTACTGCAACAGGACCAGTTGGACCCATCATACCTCCTTGTTGAGGTGCAAATGATCTAAGATTTTGACCTGCAATCTGTGCTGCCTGACTTGCTTGTTGTACTTGTGGTGCTGGTTGAGGAGCCATCATACCTTGCTGTCTCATCTGTGCCTGTTGTTCTGCCATTCTATTAGTTTGCGCTCCGACAGTTCTTAATTGATCTTCTAACTGATCACGAGTAGTCATACCTATTTCTCTACCTTGCGCTCTCTGACCTTCAGCAGCTAATTGATATTGTCTTTGTGCGCTCTCAAAGTCACTAAGATCACCAGTTAATGTAGTTAAATCTCTACCTAATCCTTGAACACCACTAGTAATACCTGCCTGACCTTGACCTAGTGCCATCTGACCACCAAATAATGTTTGGGGTTGGTTTTCACTAGCTACACCAATAGCACCACCGATAGCTTGTTGACCTTCTCCTAGTGCCTGTTGTCCACCCATGATACCTTGTTGACCTGCTGCTAGTGCAGTTTGACCTTCACCTAATGTAGTTTGACCTTCTGCAAGAACACTTTGACCAGTACCTAGAGTTTGTTGACCAGTCATAAGATCCTGTTGTCCTGACATAAGACCTTGATTTGGTTGTTGAGCATATATTCCTGTTGCTTCTGTAACAATATTACCTTCTTCATCACGAACTTCAGGAGTTCCTACAAAACCTTGAATACGATCATAGTCTATGTCTGGTCCTGTAGAAACTGTACTAAAATTCCTTGTTACTCCTGTAGGCATATTAGCTATCTGGGATGCAAGTGCTGCTTGTCCAGCCTCATATTCTTCTTTAGTAACTAATGGTGCAACTTCAGGAACTGGTTCATTTATTCTAAAGTCTCTATTTTCATTTTGAGCCATAGCATGACCTATATGAGCTTCAGCAAAACCTTGTTCTCCTCCGTAAGTAGCAGCTTCTGCTTGTCCTGCTGTAGTAGCTAGATACTGTTTTAAATCAGGGTTTCTGTCTAAATAATTTTTTGATTGTTCTGGTGTAAGGGCCATATTACTTTCCTCTCTATCCTTTCACTATTAATTCTGTTGCAGATATAGCCGTACCAGCTACAACACTAGGACTATCTGCGCTTGTTCCTAATGTACCATCAGTCTGTACATAATATGTCTGACCTGCTGTTAGTGATGTTTGATCTTTATTTACTGTACCAACTACATCTATTGTAGCTTCTGCTGTATCAGCGTATGTACCACCTGATGCTATACCTATGTAGTTTTCTGTGGTAAGAGTACTCGCATTATATGTAGCAGCAGTTGCGAGTACTCTAGCTTTACCATGACTACTATCTCCTGAGTCTGAATAAAGCAATACAGTTCGTTTTAAGTTTGAGTCAAACACAACTGCATTATAATCTGTGGAACCATCTGTATCTGCAACGGCTGTACTACCAAAAGAAACATTAGTTCCACTTATTGTAGCCTCTACATATCTAACATCTGTACCACTACTTTCATCATAAAGAACTACAAACTTACCTGCTACATCATTAAAAATCATTGCTGGAGTATTCATTACTCCACTAGCAAAAGTAGCAGGAGTCCCAAAGCTAGTGCTAGATCCGTTTGTACTGAAATATCCAGTTACATTTTTGTCTACTTGCACAACTGTTGCACCACCTGAACTTAAACCACCACCAAGATTGTTAGCTGCGTCTTTGAATACAATTAAATGTTTATCATTAGTGCTGTCGTAAGCTATATCTAGTTTTTCAACTTCAGAAGACTGAAATGTTTTACTGCCTTGTGTATTTAAATCACCATTTGCAGCCATATCTATAGCGCAAACTTTTCCATGTTGACTGTCTCCGAAATCAGAAAATGCAGCTATATGAGTATTTGCAACTGGATCATATACTGATGAAAGATAATAAGTATTACCACCTTCAAACAAACCTTCCGTACCAAAACTTATAGATGTGCCAGATACAGTTGCAGCAATGGCTCTACCAGTAGTTTTACCATAACATAGTAAACATTTATTTGTAGTAGTATTAAAACTTATACTAGGATAATCTATTTCAGCAGATCTAAAAACTGCTGGTGTACCAAAACTTATAGATGTTCCACTTACTGTTCCTACAACTGCTGTTCCATAACCACTGTTACCACCGTCTTTATACGCGATAACTACTTTATTATTACTACTATCAAATGTAGCATCTATACGTCCTGTAGTAGCACTTTCAAATACTACTGCTGTTCCAAAAGATATACTATTATCACTGTCATCTATTGTGCCTACTATAGCTGTGCCGTAACTGCTATTACCAGTGTCTTCATAAGTAACAACAACTTTATTGCTATTACTATCAAACGCACATCCTTGTGGCCTTGCTCCTGCTGACTCAAATGTAACTTCTGAACCAATACCTGCTGATATAGTTACAGATGTTGTAGCTTGTTTAACTGTACCATCAGCATTAACCACAACTGCCTTACCATTTGTAATCGCACCAGATGCAATAGCTTTATATTTACCTGCTTGTTTAGGGGGAACGTATGCTACCATTTTTTACCCTTTCACAATCAATGTAGAACCAGCTACTGCTGTTCCTGCTGTTACTGATGGATCATCTGCTGTCTCACTTAATGTACCATCTGTCTGTACATAATATGTTTGGGCTGGTGTTAAGTCTTCTGGTGTTCCAGCAGGTGCTAGTACAATACCTTTTCCCTTACTACTATCGCCACTATCTCTATAGAAGATAACAGTTTTGTTTTCATTGCTGTCAAATGTAGGTGATGTATATTTAGTAGTTGCTGCATTAAAAGTTGCAGCAGTTGCAAAACTTATAGATGTACCTGATACAGTTCCTATAACATATTTTCCATAATCACTGTCTGCATCATCATAGTAAGAAACAATTACTTTATTTAAATTGCTGTCAAATGTAATTCCTATAATTGCAGTAGTTCTACTTGTATCACCTGTTTCAAAAACAGTAGCTGATCCAAAACTAATTCCAGTACCACTAACTGTTCCTACAATCGCTGTACCATCTCCACTGTTACCATTATCTTGATATGCAATAACAACTTTATTATTACTACTATCAAAAGTTATATCTACCTCTCTTGTAGTAGCAGACTCAAATACAGCAGCACTTCCAAAACTTATAGAAGTTCCAGAAATTGTACCTACAATGGCTGTACCATAATTGCTATTTCCATTATCTTGATAAGCAACAACTATTTTGTTGTTACTACTATCAAATGTACAATTAATGTACTGAGTATCACCACTTTCAAATACAACAGCCGATCCAAAAGTTATATCTGTTCCTGATATAGTACCTACTTTAGCAGTACCGTACTGGTTATTTCCCCAATCTCTATAAAATATTCCTACTTTATTACTGTTAGAGTCAAAAACAACCTTATTATTACTATTATTAGCACTAGAATTAAATGTAGCAGGAGTACCAAAACTAATTGAATTATCGGATGAATCTATAGTTCCTACAATAGCTTTACCAGTTTCACTAGTAGGTTGATGAGTATATACAATAACAACCTTATTTACATTGCTGTCAAAAGCTATACCAAAGTTAAAAGCATATGCACTCTCAATAACAGTTGGAGTTCCAAATGTAATGGTTGTTCCGCTTACAGTGCCTACACAAACGGTTCCGTAAGAAGAGTTACCTTGATCTGTATAGGCTACAACTACTCTATTATTAGAGCTATCAAATGTTGATACTAATGCTCCTAACCCACTACCATCAGCCAATACACCACTTTCAAAAACTGTTGCTGATCCAAGTGAGTCAGAAGCAGATGCAACTTGAGGTATATTATCAGCAATAGCACCTTTAGTATTTATCGTAACAGGTTGCCCATCTGCTACTGTATCTTCTGCAAAGCCTATAAAGTTTTCTGATGTTAGTTTTTCTAAAGAACCACCTGCTTGAAATATTGATGCCGCACCAGTATGACTTGCGGTAGTATACTTATATGCAATAACAGCTTTATTTATATTACTATCAAAACCTATACCAACATTAGATACAGTAGAAAAAGAAGAGGTTGCTTCTGTATCAAAAGTAATAGTTGTACCACTCATTTTTCCTGAAATAACACTGAGTTTATTACTATCTCCACCATCTCTATATGCAATAATTAATTTATCTAATGATGTATCAAAAATAGAAGAGGGGCCATTAAAATCACTAGCACCTGTAGATGCAGCTGCAAATACTGCTGGAGTCTGAAAACTTATAGTAGAACCAGATACTGTTCCAACTGCTACCGTACCATGACTAGAATTACCATCATCTCTATAGGATATTGCTAAATTTTGCACATTACCCGATTGTGCTGTATCTCTAACCCAAGCTACAGACTTAGTACTAGTAGTAGCACTTTCAAATACAGCAGCAGAACCACTATATTGTGGTACACCACTATTTATAGATGCAATTATAGCAGTACCATATTGGCTATTTCCTACATCTGTGTATGCAATAGCCCATTTTGAATGATGTGTGCTATAAGCAGTAGAGATCTTAACTGTTGATGCGGATTCAAAAATTACTTTTGAACTAAATGATATTGATGTACCAGATACACTAGCCATCACAGATGTACCGTAGTTACTATTATCCTGATCTACATAAGCTATTAAAACTTTTCCAGTTGATGCATCATTAAGATCACTAGCGCAAGATATATTTGATGTATTAGCACTTTCAAATACAGCAGCAGAACCAAAACTTATGCTATTGTCACTACTATCAACCGTTCCAACAATAGCTGTTCCGTAGAGGCTGTTATCATTATCTTTGTAGGCGATAACTATTTTATTACTAGCAAGATGAAAAGTTGCATCTATATCTGAACAATCAGCAGATTCAAATACTACAGGTGTTCCAAAAGATATACTACTACTTGATACTGTACCTACTACGGCTGTTCCATAACCACTACCTGATGTATTTTTAGCGTATACAATAACTATTCTATTTGTATTAGTATCAAATACAACTTTACATAAATATGCAGTACCTGATTCAAATTCTAAACTTGATCCTATAGATTGTGTTAATGTTGATACCGTTTCTCCAACCGTACCATCAGTATTCACAACTACAGGCTTACCTCCAGTAATAGCACCAGAGGCTGTTGCTTGTGTCTGCCTAGATAGTTGTGGGTTGTTACCAACGATACGCATAATTATTATAACTCAGAGTTAGGATCTACCCAATTAGGATTGTTAGTCCAATTGGTTCCATCAAAGAAGTGTTTGTTACCTGACCATCCATCAGGTGCTGTAACATCTTCATGCAGTGTTGCATTGCTACTATTTAAATCAGCAATATAGAAATCTACTGGATCACTTCCAACAGTGATCATGTCAGATCCCATCGTTACTGGTTTATCATCAGCGAATACATATTTACTTAGTTTAGTTGAGTTCTCTACTATTGTCTTAGCCATGTGTATTTATCCTTTCACAATTATATCACTAGCACCTATTGCAGTTCCTGCGATTACCGATGGATCATCTGCGCTAGTATCTAACGATCCATCTGTTTGTACGAAATATTGTTGTCCTATGGTGAGGTCTTCTGGTGATCCAGTATGACTGAATAGTTTAATTGTACCTACACCACTAGTATCTCTATAATTAATTATAGTTTTTTTGTTTCCAGTATCATATTCAACAGTTGGCTGTAATGCTCTGCCACTATCTAGTACAGTTTCTGAACCAAAACTGGGCGTTGTTCCAGATATACTACCAGTTATGTATTTACCTTTATCGCTGTCAGCATCATCTTTATAAGCTATTAAAAATTTATTTGTTGTAGAATCAAAAGCTATGCCTATCTCTGATGTAGCTGCATCATGGAATTTAGTAGGTGTTCCAAAAGTTATATCAGTACCAGATACTGTGCCTACAACTGCATACCCTTTGCTACTATCTCCACCTGCATGATATGAAAATATAACTTTATTAACATTAGTATCAAAAGCTGCATCCATATATCTAGGTTGTGCGCTGGTATGAAATGTAGCTACAGTACCCCAACTAATACTTGTACCACTTACAGTACCTACATAAGCCTGTCCATGAGAACTGGCTCCTCTTAATCCAACAACAACTTTATTATTTGAGCTATCAAAAGTGTTACAGAAATAACTATAATTTGAACTAACAATTACAACAGCAGTTCCAAATGAAATATCCGTTCCAGAAACAGTGCCTACAATAGAGGTAAAATAAAAACTATTACCTCCATCTTTATAAACAATAACAACTTTATTTGAGTTACTATCAAAAGAAGCGGCAATATTAGATGTAGCACCAGATTCAAATTCTACAATAGTTCCAAAAGAGATAGAAGTACCTGATACAGTTCCTACAACTGCTTTGCCTTTACTACTATCTGCACCATCAGAGTACACAATAACAACTTTATTACTATTACTATCGAATACTATTTGAAAATTTTCTGTATTATTACCATCTTCAAACTCTGCAAAACTTCCAAAAGATACAGTGTCATTACTAGTATCTATAGTTCCAACAATAGCTTTACCTGTTCCATAAGATCCATCTCTTCCTGCTATAACTATTCTATTATTTGCAGTATCAACTGCTAGTACAGGAGAAGTACTAATAGCACCATATGTAGATGCAGAACTAAGTACATCAGAAGCAGACCCAACTTGCGGTATATTCCTAGCAATTGATCCAGTAGTTTTTACAGTAGCTTTTTGTCCATCTGCATATGCTGCGTGTGCAAAGCCTATGAAGTTTTCTGATGTTAAGTTAGATGCAGTTTCTCCAGCTACCCTAACTGAAATTGCAGTACCGTAGTTATTATTTGAAGTATCATGGTATGGTATAATATGTCTTTTAATATCTGGATCAAATACTACTGAGTACGGTTGTGTTTGACCACCACTATTAAAGGTAGTTGAATCAGTAAAACTAACACTAGTTCCACTTATAGTTGCTATTCTAAATTTTCCTTTAGATCCATCTGCTCCTGCTCTATACGCTACTAAAAATTTATTTACATTTGTATCGAATGAAGCCCTTATGTAATCAGGTGAAGTTGCGGATTCAAAAACAACTGGTGTCCCAAAAGAAATACTAGTTCCAGAAACGGTTCCAACAACAGCAGTTCCATAATTAGAGTTACCTTCATCATAATAAAAAATTATTACCTTGTTATTTAAGCTATCAAATTGTATATCAAGACTACGATCTCCATTAGTAACTGCACCAGTTTCAAATTGTGTATCGCTTCCAAAACTAATATCAGTACCACTAATAGTTCCTACATTAGCATATCCAGAATTTCCTCTACTATCTCCTCCATCTCGCCAAATACAAACGTGCTTTTGTGCATTACTGTCATATACAATCGATGCAAAAACATTATTATGATTTCTAACAACAGCTTCTGTTCCAAAACTAATAGATGTACCACTAACAGTACCTACCCTAGCAGATACTCTACCTGCTCCTTGTATATCTGTATAAATAACAACGTGTTTTTCTGCATTAGTATCATATGAAGAAACCATATAGTTTGATTGAGTACTATTAAATGTAACAGCAGATCCAAAACTGAGGCTTGTTCCAGACAATGTAGCTACTAGGGCTTTTCCTGGATAAGGATCTGCTTGATCTCTCCAATACACAACAGTTTTACCTGCTTGAGCAACATCGTATGATGCAGCTACATAATAAGCCTGTACGCTATGTGCAACTACAGGAGTGGTATAAGTTAATCCACCATCACTAGCATGAGTAACAACTACAGCAGTTAAATAACCATTATTATCATTATCGTGATAAAAAATAATTGTTTTGTCATTTGAAATATCATAGACACTATCCATGTCAAACGCATATGCAGATTCAAAAACAGCAGCAGTTCCTACATCTTGCGTTATTGTATTAGTGCCTATGGCAGAAACATTACCAGCAGAGTTTACGATAACTGGCCCACCATCAGTTATTGCACCACTAGCAATAGCTCGTACTTCAGCATCTAAAGCTATGTCACCTACAAGTCTCATTTAAGTTCCTATGAAAGTTCTTCGTATGTAACAGTGTATGTTAAATCGTTAGCTGCACTTGCAGTAACACCAAGAGACTTATCTTCTTCTAAGTATAGCCC